CGTTCAACCATCCCGGTAATGCCCACTTCCGCAATCGGGTCCTTGAACTCTTCCCCTTCGGCTTTCGTCGGCAGTTCACGCAGAATCGCCGGCAGCACAAAGTGGATGTTCAGCAGGTTACCCGGCTCCTCGGTTTGCTCATGTAACAAGCACCACTCCGTGAAGTCGTACATCACCACATGGGTAAACCCGGTGGTCAGAAACCGTGGGGTCAACTGTTTGGGGTTGCGGCGGATAAAGTGAATCGGGGTCGTGGGCGGTAAGAAGTGGTGCATTGCCGCCCGTTGGGCATCCTGCACTTCCTTGCTCAACGCATACGGCCACTCGTTCACCGTAATCGCCATGTTCGGTACCTTCACGTTATCCCGGGGGTTGTGGTCAGCGTCGCGGTAAAACTCCAGCAGGAGGTTATACATCTTACTGCGCACTGACTTCATCAACACTTCGTCATCCCGCTGACGGTACTTGGCTCGCCAGGTCTCTTCGCTGATACGCAAGGAGCGCCAGATAACGTGGTCAGACAACCGGGTCCCGTACCCGTCTCGCACCGCATCTAACGCAGCATACGGCGAGAGCTTGTTCATCATACTGAACCGGGTGTCGTACAGGTCGTCCAGATTAAGCAGGAGATGAAGGGGTTCCATTTGCTGTCCTCGTATCCACCGCCAATGACAACAAGAACAGACCGAGCAACCACGGGGTCGTGGTAAAGGTCTCTTCTATCTCTGCGGCTGTGAGTTGATACGCGGGGTTATCGGTGGGCACCACAGAGGCCGCTAACTCTACCTCATCCCGGCGGACCGGACGGTTGACCGCTAACGCCCGACACAGTTGACGGGTGACGGTACCAATCTCTTCCTCGGTGTATACCGACAAGAGATAGAACTGAAGGTCAAACACAAAGTGCTGAATCGTCAGGTCATCAAACACTTCCCGCGCCAGTTCCCCCAGGTTCTGTTCGACCATCAGGTCCACCAACGCCGAGCCTGCCTCAAACTTCATCAGCAACCCGTTAAGCGCTTTGAACTCCGGGGCGATTTCGTCTTCGGTTTTGTCAGGCTGGTACAACAACTCCGTGACTTTGTCGCGGTACTCCATGGCACGGTTCGCCATGCTAATCACAAGGTTCATGCTTGACGTCCTTTATCCAGGGTGGTGTCAATGTGCGCCACACGCAGGAAGGTTGCGAAGTTTGCGGTGACCGTGGTGCCTTCCCCGGCCGCCAGCGCACGCGCCAATGACCCCACACCGGTGGTTTCAATGTCGTACTCCAGCTGACGGTTGGCGGCGTCATCACCACCACGCGGGGAAATCAATTCCACAATTCCGTCGTCGTGGCCACCGGATGCCATGTTCCCTAACTCTGGGAAAGAGAGACGGGAACCTTTCGAGTCGCCCGTTACCTGTCCGGTGAGTTCGTCCACCGACATGTTGTCTTCCGGGATACTCTGTTTGGTTTCCTGCATCTGACTCAGGCGCACCACGCCAATCTTCAGCATCATGTAGCGCAACGGGCTGAGGAAGGTACGCCCGGTATCTGGGTCCGACATCCACACGCGTTGGTAGTTGTTCACTTTCCAGCGTTCCGCCACTTTCTTCAGGTGGTCCACTGTCACGATGTTGTTGGTGAGGTTAGGGAGCACCGCCACGGGGCTACCTTTTCCCTCTGCCCACTCGGCCATCCGCTGAGCAAACTCCGCATTGCTCAGGCTGTCCAGGTCACGCTTAAGCAGCGCGCCGTTGCCGGTACCGGGAAAGAGTTCCTCCATCCTTTTTACGCCAAGCGCCGTGACCGCTTCTCTGTTTGCCATTTCGGTTCTCCGGTTCAATTTGGATTGTTCGTAAGCTTACGTCATAACGATGACAGTTCTTCACCACGTGGCGGGTCCCTTTCGAGATACCGTCCCAGAAGGCGATGGCGTACTGCGACGCTTCCATCATCTCGGCGTTACGAATAAAGCCTGCGCTCTTTCCGTTCTCGTCCCAATCCGCCGGATAGCCGATATGCTTGATACCCCGGCGTAGCGCATAGAGGAAGCAGAGGTAATCCGCACCTCGGGCTTCACCCTCAATCAACACGATATCTTTCTTTTTAAAGTTCGCCAGGAGGTTATCCATTTTCCGGGCGAACTCAAAGTACCGCGTATAGTGTCGGCAACCCGACACCATCACGTAGATTTTGCTCATACCTACCTCGGCAGACGAGCGGGTGGGGCTTACGCCCATTTCTCCACCACGGTCTTCATGAGTTCAGTCTCGAACGCACGCAACCAGATGTCGATACTGCGGTCAACCGGCAGTTCCAGGGCACGCTTGGCCACGACGGGGTCAATGTCGCTCAGCTCACGGTTCCAGAACTCGTTGATTTCTTTCATCTCTGCCTTGTGGCTAGAGCGTTCACGCGCGGTATGCTCAAACAGGCGGCCAAAACGGTTGGCCGCACGCTGAGAATGCCGACTTATCTTCATGATGAGATGAAAGCGGGCTTCTTCTTTGGTCATTGCTCACTCACTTAGCTTTGAGGGGTGGCATCCAGTACGGGTGGTAATCGCCGTTCGCCATACGTAACAGGTCGTATGCGGTCAGGAATTGTTTCTCTTCCTTGACTTCCTGGTACTGCCAGTGACTGCGGGTATTGCCCAGGAGTTCATCCCAGTCATAGCCGCGCGCTTTAATCTTTTCGAAGATGTCTTTCGGGTCCATGAAGACGATATCGCCCAGGTACCACATGACGTTCTTCATTTGTGCCAGGTCAGAGGTCAGCTGAAGGGCACGACGTAAAGACGGGTTCTCATCAATCTTACCGCGGATGCTGTTACGGGTGAACTTCACATCCGGCAGGAAGGTCAGAGACATGTTCTGCGTGTTGGTGTCCATGCCGTAGTACTTGTTGGCTGCACGGATATAATGCAGCTGGGTCAAGTGAGGGCACAGGCCTTCGGTCTGGGAGTACAGGGCTTTAAACGGTGCACCGGACTGACCGAACTTACCACGCAGGTTGATGATGGTGACTTCCACCATGTCTTTCTCGAACTTCTCGCCCATCTGCCCGCGACCGTACACCGGAATCCCGTTGTCGTCGAGGTGCGGCTTCTGCGAGTGGCACAACCACATGTTGTTCGGTACGTAGGTGAACTTTTCCGTGGCGTTCTTCAACACGGCATCGGCTTGCATGTACGCCATGATTTTCTCAGGCGGGGCGTTCATGTCCATGTTCATCTTCTTCCCGATGTGCGCGGTCATCATCGAGTAGAAACCGGTACGCCCGTTCTCCCCTGGCATCTGCATCAGGATACGGGTTTTGTACATACCGTCGTTGGCGAAAATCATGTTGTTCTTGGAGTCATCGACATCCAGCTTCGCCACCTTGTCCTCGATCGCACCAAAGGTGGTCATGGACCAGGAGTCCCATTCCTCAAAGGTCGGGGCCAGGGATTTGATAAAGGTGCCATCCGGGTTCAGCAGCGGGGTGGTGAGCATGGCCCCTTTCGCTTTGGCTTTCTTCTCACCGTACGCACGGCGCAGTGACCAGTACTCTTCCCCGGAGACCTTGTTCATGTTGGTCAGGAAGAACTTCGGGTTCCCCATCACGCCTTCCAGCACGTTACGCGGGAAGTGCTTCATGCGGAACTCCAGGCCTTCTAAGTCACGGGAACCTTCGGTCTCGTTATAGAAGCTGTTGCCCACGTCGTAATAGTTGTTCTGGGCTGACGCCATAAAGTAGTCAGCGGTGGTGGACTTGTACTGGTTGTTCTTACCGACCACGGCACCGATGTGTGACATGCCGCCGTTGAGAATCATTTCGTTGTGGGCACCACGGGTGTAACGACCCGAGAAGTGGTCAAACAAGCACCCTACGTTCAGCTTGGCCGTGGAGGCATCGGCGGCTGCTTCTTTGGGTATTCCGCCATCACCGATAGGGTCTAAGAAAAAA